ATATATTTATATAACTTGTCATGGTTGATATTTTAACAAGTCTTTATAATATCGGGACATTATTTGCCGAAAAAAATAATGATAATAATAATAATAATAATACAAATAATAATAATAATAATAATAATAATAATAATAATAATAATAACGTAAGAAAAAAGCCAAAAAAAGAACACATATTTAGTTCAAAACAAACAAGAGATGATGATACACTAGATTCGGAATTTTCCGATCAAAATTTGTCACAATCAGACAAAGAATCTTTTGATTCAGGATCAAGAAATATAAATTTGAAGGATCCTCTATGTTTTATTAATAAACAAAATATGTTAATAAATAATGAAAAACACATAAAAAAATTTATTGAAAAAACAAAAGAAGAAAACATGTTTCTAAAACAGCTAGAAGATCTTAAATTTGATAATCCTAATGGTCCAATATCAATGAATGCAGCTCCAAATCTTCAGAATGATTTTACTAATTTTGAAGAAAAAAAAGATATGATATACAATGTTGTCGATAAGGAAAATTTTGAAATTGATAAATTAACACCTTATTTTGGATCCGGGTCAGGTTATGGTGCTGATCGATTTCATGAGGAAAATGTTAGAGAAATCAACCAAAGGAAGAATGATTTATATACAGGTAGTGCTAACAATTTGCAATATAAACCAAAAGTAGAAAGGAAACCCTTATTTGAACCAGTGCCCGGCTACACAAATATATATGGCTCACCAGATATGACCAATGTTCTAGAAAAACGTTATGTTCCATCTAAATACAGGAATAACGAGAGACCTTTTCAACCTGTTCGAGTAACACCTGGTATTGGTTTAGGTCCCTACGAAAATAGTAAACAAGGTTATAACAATGGTATCATAAGAGTTATGCCAAAATCTAGTCAAGAAATGCGTCTTGATAACAAAAAACAAAAATCCTATACACTTCCTGTAATATCTGGTATGAAGGGAACGAAAAGTCCAATACCATCTAAACTTTATAAACGAAGACCTGTCACATTTCAAGAATATGGTAATGAACGGTTGATACCTGGTGTTGGTGAAATCAAAGCTCAAGCAATTCAAGGTGAAATTGATCCTTCAAATCTTGCCACAATTAATCGTGGAGTTATTGAAACACCACATGTTGGTCCTGCCGGAAATAAGGAATTTCAAAAACACAAAATCAATAATAATGACTCACCAAATTTAACCAAAAGATCAAATAAACAAAATTATATTGGACCAGCAGGTTCACCACAACATCAAAAACCCCGTGCAGTCAATTCTGACGATCAAATTAATTTAAATAATCGTACCATAAATCCTTATACAGATAGACAAGGAAACATAGGAAATATTAGCAAACCCAAGGCAATAAATTCTAACGATGTACCAAATATGACAAATCGTTCATTAAAAACAAGTATTGATAGACCAGGTGTTGTTGGTGCAATGAGTAAAAATAAAGTGTTTAACACTAATGATGTAACAAATATAAATCAAAGAACATTACATAATAATAATAATCGAACGGGTAATATTGGAACATCAGAAATCAATAAACCAATTTTTACAAATACAAATGACGTTATACATCTTACTAAAAGAGATTTTACAAATCATAATAACAGAATTGGACAAGTTGGTAATTTAGAAATTAGTGGACCCAGATTAAACAATAGCGATGTTTCTAATATTACAAGAAGAGATTTAACAACTCATACTAATAGAGTAGGACAAATTGGAAATTCAGAAATTGGAAAACCAACTTTTACAAATCTAAATGAAATCCCAAATTTAACCATGAGGACATTTCTAAATAAAAATGAAAGACTTGGAAATTTAGGAAATTCTCAAATTGACAAAAACATGGCCATTAATTTCAGCAATATACCAAATTTAACCAAAAGAATGAATAATAAAATAGAACGTCTTGGTAATATAGGTGTTGATCAATTTAATAAATCCACTGCCATTAATTCCAACGATGTAATTGGTCCTAATAAAAAAATGTTTTATAAATTTGATAGAACAGCAAATATTGGAAATTCGATTTTTAACAAACCAATTGCCATGAATTATGATGATGTTCAAAATATTACCAAAAAAGAAATGTATGGTTCTAATAATAGATATGGTAATATCGGAAAATTCGAACTAAACAAACCAATTACTATAAACTATAATGATGTTCAGGGATTAACCAAAAGAAATATGATGGATAAATCAGATCGAGTTGGAAACATTAATAATTCCGAATTTAACAAATCAAAAATATTAAATTATGATGATATTTCAAATGTTACAAAACGAGATATTCATAATTTTCCAAATCGTGTTGGAAATTTTGGTAATAGTGAGTTAAATAAAGGAACAACAATTAACAATAATGATGTTCCAAACATTAACAAACGTTATATAAACAACAAATTTACTAGAAATGGGAATATTTCAAATAAAGAACTAAATAAAGCAAAAATTTACAATGATACTAGTCCTAATTTAACCAGGAGAAACATTTATGATAAAATTGAGCGACCCGGATTTATTAATAATTCTGAAATTAATAAACCAACTATAATCAATAATGATATTCAGAATATTACTAAACGTGACATTCATAATATCCCCGATCGAATTGGGTCATCAATAGCAAACAAAGAGCTAAATAGATCATATACTATTTATTATGATGATGTACCGAATATTACAAAAAGTGATATTCATAATAAAACAAATCGGCCCGGAAATATTAATAATAAAGAATTTTATAATACTGCAGTTCGTAACAACGATATTATGAACCAAACCAAACGTGATATTCATAATATTAATGACAAAAATGGTAACATTACAGGACATATTAAATCTAGCATCACAAATAATGACGTTTCAAATGTGACTAAACGTGATGTACATAATACATATGATCGTTATGGAAATATTGGATTTATACCAAAATTAAGAGCTGTTAATTATGATGACACAAATGGTCTCACCAAAAGAGATTTACATAATAAATATAATTATGTTGGTAATATTGGTACATCATCGAAAGCAAAAGTAAATAATAATGACGCAATTAGTTTTACCAAAAGAGATTTACATAATACAAATGATCGCGTAGGAAATGTTGGTGCATCATCTAAATCAAAAACAATTAATTATGATGATGTTATTGATTTTACTAAGAGAGATTTGTATAAATCGAATCGAATAGGTGGAATTGGTCACAGTCAAACTGATAAAGTTTATATATCCAATAATGATGTACCAAATATTACCAAAAGAAATATTTTCGATAAATTTGATCGTGTTGGTATAGTTGGTAGTAGTGAATTGGATAAGACAAAATTACAAAATCATGATGTTCCTAATGTTACCAAAAGAAACATCCATAACTTAATTGATCGTGTTGGAGGAATATCTAATAGAAGTAAATCAAAAATAATTAATAATGATGTTCCAAATATTACAAAACGCAGTAAAAATTTCAAATTTGATCGTGTTGGTTCATTGGGGATAAGTTCATTAAACAAATCAAAAACTATGACAAATGATGTTCCCAATCTTACAAACAGAAGTATTTATAATAAAATGGACAGAGGTGGTACTATTGGCAATGGCCAATCAAATAAATCATACATAAAAAATAATGATGTTCCAAATGTTACTAAGCGTGATATATATAGTAAATTAGATCGTGTTGGAATTATTGGTCCAAATAAGTTCGAAAAAGCATATGTTTTTGATTCTGTAAATAATGTTCCTAACATTACCAATCGAAATCTCTCAACAAAAGCTGATAGATCTGGGGTTCTCGGAACTTCACAAAACGAAAAAACACGTACTAGAGGGGATGTCGAAAATATGCGTGTTAATGTTATAAATGAGAAAATTAGTGAAGGTCGTGAGCCGACAACGTCAAGTCATGAAAAGGGACCAAGTAATATTTTTACAATGACACAAATATGTGATAGAGAAATAATTAATAGAGAATCATATCCAAATATGAAAAATGAATTGGGTATTAATAGATTGGAAACGATAAACACACAAGTTCCCACTAATGGTGAAAAAGAAGATTTAAGATTTTATTCTTATGCTCAAGAAAATTTGGCCGGAAATCCTTATATTAACAACATAATAAACAAATCATCACCTTATACTATAAATATGCATTTACAAAATAACAATAATAATAATAATAATTCTTGTGAATAAATTTAAATATTAATTTTTTTTTTGTAAATTTTTTTTTTATTTTTTTTATTATCATCATCTTGTTTAATATAATCAAAAATAGTTGATGTTATTAATGAAGTATTTTTTTTAATATTATTATAATTATTTAAGAGATAAGAATTTATAAAATTATATGCTCCTGTTATTTGAAAACATGTACATGCACCTGTGATGATTATGGCACCACTTTCAAAAACAAATATTGATATAGTTTTTTCGTCATGATCATATTTAATATTAACTCCTGCATGTTTATTAGGATCAAAAGAACATTCAATTTTATTCCTGAGAGATATTTCATATAATTTATCACGATCAATATTAAAACCAATTGAAAAATTACTATTTATCATACAAATTTTAATATCATATAGATTAGAGATATCAAGAGAATCAGGATTACTAACAAATGGTTTTTCAATAATATTATCATTTCTGAAATCAACAACGGCCTTGACAACTTTTAATTCTTCAAATACTTTTTTAACAACATCAATTACATTGTCAATATTTTTGCAACCGGTCATTTGAATAGATCCATTACTAAATAATTTTATATTTGCAGGTTTTTTGTTGGGACTATTTTTGACAATTAAAGTAACTTGATTATAAAAAGATTTTCTTTTTTTTTTAATTTTGGCAACAGCTTGTTTTCTTGATAATAAAGATCTGTTATGTGGTACTTCACTATTACCATGTTTAACGGACAATATCCCATTGTGTTTTAAATTTATGTATCTACCAATGTTTGATACATAAAATTCGGTGTTAATTTTACAAACAATTGTCATTGCAGAAATAGATATTTCTTCTGGTAATTTTTCTAAATCTAGATTGAAAATTTCTTTTTCTTTGTTTATATTCGAGGCATCATTATTGGCATTATTCATATATAATTTAATATATTATCGATTTATTTGCTTAAGTAATTTTTTTCAATTTTTATGAAATAATTGGAGGACATATTTTTATATACATAGATATATAAAAACATTGATTTTATTATAATATAATATAATAACTCGAAATGAATACTACCAGAATATATATATTACGACATGCGGAAACGGACAAAAATTTAAAAAAAAATTCAATCAAATCTAAATTATGTGATTTGGAAAGTAAGAATAATTTCGTGGATGTATTGTTTTCATCATATATTTATGATAAAGATTGTCCTTTAAATAAATGTGGAAAATTGCAGGCAAATATTGTTGGAGAATATATAGAGAAAGAAGATGAAAAAATACAAGCAATTTATTCATCACATTTATTAAGATCAATACAAACAGCAAATATAATAACAAAACATTTAAATAAAAATAAAATTATAAATTTTGATATTGATAAGAGATTATTTGGTGGGGAAAAAAAATTGGATAACCAAAATAATTTAGAACAGGATATTAGGAAATTATTTGTAGAAATTATAAATAAACATTCTGGTTTTAGTGTATTATTAGTAACACATAATCATATTATAAATGTAATAAATAATTTGTATTTTAATGATAATTTAAAAAATAAAGTTGATAATTGTAGTTTAAGTTGTATAGAATTTAAAAATGTAAAAACTGGGGATTCTGATTATCAGGTAATCTTTTGGAATAAAAAAATAAAAATTAAATACGAATTAATTTAATTTTATATTAAAAAAAATTGAATCAAAAAGATTTTAAATAATTAACTATAAATATAAGCAATAATATAAATGGCATCAAATAATAATGGAGCTTATAAAGTCAGTTATATTGACTTATTCAAATTCTGGCAGTTAGATTCATTAAATTTTGGTAATGCTTCCTGTTACGATTTAGCTTTAGCAATAACCTCAAAATATGAATATTGGGAACTGCGATATCAAGAAAGTAACGAAACATATTTTAAAACATTAGTTGAAGAATTAAGAAATAATGTAAAAATTGTCGAAAAATTTGTAAATTTAATCGACTCTTTTACAAATGAAAATTTCTTATATCATTTTCTAAAAAGATCAGAAAAAACATTTGATTGGGGATTAAAAGCACAACCATTGACAAAAATTAATATTAAAATATTAGCTGAAAATTTTGTCACTAGTCTACATTTTGCCGTGACTAATCTTTATGGTGTTAAACGAAATCCAATAGAAGTTGAACCACATTTTGTTACTTATAGAGGCAGATCATCTGCAACTTTGGTATCATTTGCCTCAAATATTAAGGACATATGGTTAAGTGCTGATGAAAAATTTGTTGATAGTTTTGAATTGGCACTTGATAAAGCTACTGAAACTAGAAAAAGCGAATATAATAAAAAAAAATCAGTATCAAGTAATTCTAATAATAACAAACCCCAAAAAGATAACACACAAAAACCAAAATATTTTAAGTCAACGAAACCAGGTGAGAATTATTGGAACCAAAAAAAATCACCCGTATCCAATACAAATACTAATAAGGAACAAAAAATTAATAACAAACCAGAACCTAATAAAAAACCTAAAAAATTAAAAGTTAATAAAGAAAAACCAAACAATAACAAAAATAATAAACAAACTGAAGAGGAAGAATCCGAATCCAAACCAGAAGAAGGATGGACGGAAGTTAAAAATAAAAAACTTTTTGTTGAATTAACTGTTGGTGGGAAAACACAAATATTTAAAGTGAAACCATTAAAGAATGGAAATTACAAACCAGTTAAAGGATTCACTCCAATTGTCAAATATTAAGACAACAAATTTATATATCCATTATTTGTCATCGAATTCCAATTTGATTTGCAAAACATACATTCTTTTTTATTTATTTTACACCACATTTTAAAACATAAATCATGTACAGATCTTTTACACTTTTTACAACTATCTATTTTATGTCCGTCATCTACATCATCTAAACAAATAGGACATATATCATCTAGTCCCTTAATATCTTTGGAATCACTATTTTCATCATTAACAACTTTATAATATTTTGATTTTATGTCATCATTTACACATAATGTTTTTGCTATTAATGGAATGTTTTGAAACATTAATAATAATTCTTGTTCTTTAAATTCTTTTTGGTCAACATCCTCGAGTTTCATTACTCTTGATAAAACAAAATATATATGTTTGCATCTAACATTTCTGGTCATAAAATCTGGACAAGTACATGATGGTTTTGTATCAATAATAATTTTATAAATATTACCAGTTGAACCCATTATAATGTATTGACGCGAAAATGTGCTTATATTTTTTGTTTCAATTAAATAAATTTTTTGTGTGTTTCCTCTATTTTTTCTCATATTAACGCCTGACATTATATTAATATAATACATTATATTAATATTTAAATAATT